TTTACCATTACCTCTGATAGTCCATCAAACCAGTATTTTTTATCTAATGCCGATGTAAATAATGCTGTTTATGTATGGATAAACCCTACAAACAGCTTTAATGTGGCGTTACCTGATAATGGTCCTGGCTATGTAATTCCTTTGCCACCCTATGCTTACAAAGTAATCACTGGTCCACAAGTAAGTCAAACAGGAAATGTGTACGCTAGAGTAATTGGCGATGCAGCCAACGCTTCTGTTTACATTACTCCTGGAGAAGGTCTGTAATGAACTGGCTAACGCAAATAGCGCCAACAATCGCTACTTGCCTTGGCGGTCCACTAGCGGGTTTAGCAGTAACAGCTTTATCTAAGCTATTTGGGGTTGCGCCTGACCAAGTGCAGTCTATGATTAACGATAACAAACTATCGGCAGATCAGATTGCAGCAGTCCAACAAGAAGAAATACGCTTTAAAGAGCAAACTCAAGCTCTAGGCTTAAATTTTGAACAGCTTGCTGTGGAGGATCGTAAAAGTGCTAGAGATATGCAAACGACTACTCAAAGCATTATCCCTCCTTTGCTTAGTATTCTTGTTACCGTTGGGTTTTTTGGCATATTGGCTTACCTTATGGTTACTCCTGCGGATACTGCGAATACACCCTTAATGATTATGCTTGGCTCATTAGGCACTGCTTGGACAGGAATCATTGCTTTTTACTTTGGATCTTCTGCGGGTTCACGAGCTAAAGATCAAATGTTATTTGAATCCACCCCCGCAAAATGAATTTAGAATTAAAGCGCACTTACTTTGGTAGCGACTTTACTGTCGGAAGCCTGTATGCAGATGAAAAATGGATCTGTTACACATTGGAAGATAAAGTAAGAGAGGTAGAGGGAAAGCCTGTTAGTGAATGGAAAATAGCAGGTGAAACCGCTATACCTAGTGGAACATATCCCGTTAAAATTACTTATTCCAATCGGTTTTACCGAAATTTACCCTTGCTTTTTAATGTAGAAGGGTTTGAAGGAATCCGAATCCACCCTGGCAACTCCAATAAAGATACTGAAGGCTGTATTTTGGTAGGTCTTAAATGGGATGGAATAAGCGATTGGATTAGTAACTCAGTAGATGCTTTTAACAAGCTTTTTCCTTTTTTACAGGAAGCTACTGACTCGATCACTATTAAAATTGATAATGGATAGCCATTACAAATCACTGCTTAAAGCTGTAACTTGGCGCATTACAGGCAGTTTTGATACTTTTGTTCTATCTTGGATAGTGACAGGTCAAGTAAACCTAGCGTTCAGCATAGCCTTTATAGAGCTATTTTCTAAGATAGCCCTATATTGGTTACATGAACGCATCTGGTTAAAGATCAAGGTGCTGGAATAAGCTGTCCTTCAAACAAATAGCTTCCCATGTGTCCTAATTGCGCCCAAGGAGCTGCATACACTTTACCGCCAGCCAACCTCCAGATACGGCAAAAGTGATAATCCTCAGATAACAGTCTATTGCTATCAGGTTCAATGGAAGTAGCAAAATATTCGTGGATAACTTCTGCATGATTGAGTTGACCTGAAAGATCTCCTACATCATTGGTATAAAAAGGCACTGTTTTCTTAAGTTTTTGAAATACTTTTCGCTTAATCAACATAAATCCAGTACCACCATTGAAAATCTCTACAGGTTCAGCTACAGGAACGGTAACCTCGCCTCGATAATCCACTAAATTGACCACAAATGACCCCGTATAGCTCTTTAGTTGATCGTGGGGTACTCCAGCATCCATTGCTTGTTTAGTGCTGTGCCAGTTGATTTCTTTCTTAGGGTAGATACCGCAAATAATGTCTTTATTTGCTTTTATCATCTCTATGATGTCCTCTGGTCTGAATTTAATATCTGCATCAATAAACATCAGATGCGTAGCATTGGTTTTAAGAAAGGTATGCGCTAAAGCGTTTCTAGCCCTAGTAATAAGGCTCTCATTAAACATAAAACTAAATTGAGTTTGTACTCCCGCTTGTGCAAGCACGCTTACGGATTGCAAAATGGATTGAGTGTAAAAGCCAGCACACATACCGCCATACATCGGAGTAGCAATAAAAATAATCGGTTGTACGGGTTCTTTTTTAGCTTTTTCTTTCTGTGCTACTGGTTTCTTTTTAGTTGCCATGATTTTCCTTAAATAAAGTTGTCGGTACTAGCGTTAATGACTTCGTTAATCAATATGTTCTTTCTGTCGTTAGAACACTCGTGCATACAAGTGGTCTTAGCATTGAATTTGTCCATATAGGCTTGTGTTTCAGGGCTAAACCATAGCCTATGAAAGCTACTGTCTTTGATAGATCCTATACATCCTGACTTATCGTAGGCTTTGTTATGACAAGCATATACATTGAGGTCTGCACCGATGACGGGTACGGTCTGCATAATGAAGCACTTGTGATAGCTTCTAGTATGAGAGTGACTACTCCCAGGAGTAATGTTGTAAGTGCTGTTAACAGTAAAGCGATCATCACATATCTTTTGAATGTTTTTAAGCTGTTCATTAACTTCCTCTGCTATCGGTTTATGGTATTCATAAAAGTCTGGTACATACATTGGACTGAAACGCACATTTTCAACACCGCTATCTTTTAATAATTGGGTTAGTCCCCCAAGATTTTTGTAATTGTTGCGATGCACAATATAATTAACAGCCAGATCACATCCCGCATCTTTCATTCCCGCAAAACCTCTTAGATTGCGGATGATGCTATCAAAACTCTTTTCTGGCACATTCCTAAACCGCTTCATTTCCTCGCCATTGGTGTAATCCATTGATACACGCACCCACTTGGCTTTGGCTAAGACTTCCGCTTTTTCTTTAACTAGGTTCTGACCATTGGTGATGATGGATAGGTCCATTTTGAGAGCTAATGTTAAGCGCATGAAGTCTGCTATATCAGGGTGCATCAATGGCTCTCCACCCCCACTCCATGTAATAGCTTTAGTACCCATGTTAGCTAGGTCATGCAAGATCTCAATCATCTTATCTCTAGGGATGATGTCATCTTCCTTCATGTCCTCGTGCATACCGCTAACAATATGTTCTTCTTCTCCACCGTCTTTTACTCTAAAACCAGTGCTATACACGCAAAAGAAACAGCCATGATTACAAAGGTTAATTGGCTTGACCCGAACATACACGGGTGCAGTAACCTTCCCCGCCCCAAAAGAAATCAGCTTTTCTGGATGATGGAAGATCTTAAAATCACTGTATTTATTGCTTTTCACGCTAAATCCTTATATTCGACCAACATTACGGAATCAAAAGTCTTGCTGGCAAGGTCATAAAACACTTCAATATCACCCTCATCTTTCATTTTCCACACAGGAAAGCTCACCATTTGGCGTATTCCTTCGGTTAAATCTTGAGTATGAGTAGCGCCTGTATAAAGAGGCTTCTTGGTATTGCCCACAATGCAACGAATAATGACTTTTGGGTGGAACTCACCATGAGAGATTTTGGCTATTTTGTCTAAATGGTTGACCATTGCATCCATTGCGTTCATTAAGAAGTCCATACGCTCAATAAACACGACTGGCAGGTATCCTTGCAACGCTAAACCAATAGCAAAGCCCATCATCAAGTTTTCAGCTACTGGCATCTCAATAATTTGCTCATCTTTGACATTTTTGAGAGTTCCCAATGCACGACCATTTTTAAGCCCATATCCCACAAAACGCACATTGGAATAACCCGCTAATTTAGTGTTGGCATTAGTGAGTTCTTCTTTGTAACTCATTTCTCTTGTGCCTTTCCAAACAATCTTTTAACAAGACCAGCCATTACTTCATATTCCTTTTGAGTCATGGTCGTTCTCATCTCGTCAAAACCTTCTAACTTAATGCAAAGTTGTAGGCTTTCTGTGGTTAAATCTATTCCAGCTTTATAACCAAGACATACATTGTTCATTTCTCTTGTGCCTTTCTTAGTATTGCTCTAGCAAAATATAAATGCCCATCATCAGCAGTTTGCCTATCTATTAAACGAATTTGATGGGCAATATTTAGTATTTCCTCATCTGTTAGTGTCTTTGCTGGATGGGTGTAGAGTGGAATGTAATCTTGCATTTTGGTCATCAAAAAACCACCACTACATAAATGCCCTGTGTGTGCGTTCATCCACGCTACTGGTTCATTTTTCATTTGATGTCCTTAAAGACAATGTGCTTCTTAGTACCATTACCCGCATGAGGATAAGTAGGGGTGTAGTAGTTTCGTATTACGCAACCTGGTAACTTAAACCTAAATTGAGATGGCAAACGCTCCTCAAGGCTAGAATCTACGCTACGGTTGTTATCTTCAATAATGAAGGTGCAAGGTAGATCATGTCCTTGGACCATCATTACCGCCTCATAAAAGTGTCCTTGTTCTTCTGCACCATCACCTAAGAAGCACCAGACCCGATTAGAGCTACCTTCTTCTTTAAGTGCGTAAGCTACCCCTGCTGCTATTGCGCAAGTGCCAGAAAGAATACTTGAAGTAAAAAAATGACGATCCCTGTCAAACACGAACATAGAGTTGCCATCAAGAATCTTTGCAAGAAGCTCATTTCTGGGAACTCCAGATAAAAGAGCATGATGATGATTGCGGTGAGTGCTAAAAATCCAGTCCCCATCTTTAACCTCCTTAAACAAGTCAATTAAAAAATCCTCATTACCACCTGATAAGTGAATAAGGTAAGGAAGATCACCATCTTCCCAGTGATCCGCCACCTCTTTTTCAAAATCAATTAAATCTTGCTTATTCATTTAGTTCCAACCAGTTTGTAGAGCTTGTATTTCTTAGATTCATGCCATTTATCAAGGATTAAGTAACCTTGCGCCTTAAGTTCCCCTACCCTAGTAGATAGCTTCATCGTGCCAGCTTCTTTCAAAGCATCTAAGGGTGATTTCCAGCCTTTTTTAAGGCATTTAATAATTTCTTGCTTTTGAGTTAATTCCATAATTATTCTCCTCATTAGGTTAAGTGGTGAGTTGCCCAGAAACGCCCTCACCGTAGCGCACCTAACTACTTGGCTAATTCACGCCAAATTCGCATCTGAGCTTACGGAGTGATCCTCCATCCGATCAAGCATGACTACACAACCGCCACCCTTTTTCGGCACACCTCTTGTAATAGATACCCGTTGTACCTGGCAATCGTCATCGAAAACTCCAGCATCTTGTAAGGCATCCAAAATGGGCTTAATACAGTTGTCAATATCCATGAGTTTTTTGGATCTTGGATGTAAGACGATTTCAACCCACATGGGAGCATCTCCAAACTTAGGTACACGCCATTCCGCACAATATTCTGCAACATGATTCTTAAAATCCCTTCCCCGTTGGCTTATAAACCTACGATGCCCACTAGCAATCCAATAGTTATTGATTGATGGCGGGTAAGGTAAGTTTATGTAAATCATCCGCAGTTAATTGGCTTAAAAACGCCTTCTGTTTCGGTATCCCAACAACAAATACCACCTTTGCCATCAGCAACGCATTTAGTACCTGCAAACACGCTGGTTACAAAAAGTAAAGATATTACATAAGCAATAACAAATTTTTTCATGGTTTTCTCCTTAAAATGGCACTTCACCATCATCAACACGATTAAGCTCTTTTGGATAAACACCAGTGTTTTGTGGCTTCCAATTATCTTCAGACAGACTGATTAGGCTACCTTTAGGGGTTTGCTTAGTCCAGCCAGCAATCTTCAGGGTTTGACCCGCTTTATAGTCCTCTGAGAGCAAGAGCGTACCCTTCCAATCAGGTGAGCGCTCATTGGTTTTCTTTTCGTTCTGAAACAGAACACCTTTGCCCATCTGGGCGATATGACCATTAGCCATTGTTGATTTCCTTTCTAATTGCTTGGAGTTTTGATAAGAACTTCGCTGTAGTATTGCCGTCAAATGTTTTTGTATAGGCTTCATTGACATCTCTAAATGCCTTTATCTTGGAGAACTTTTCCTCTGGTGTCATCTTGCTTGATTCATGGATCTTGGCGTGCATCTCTGCGAAACCATCAATCCAATCATCTTTACAAACATAATGCGCATACGGAACATCGTTACCAGGAACATACATCGGCAATGCCATATCGGGAATGTCATCAGGAATAGCGGAAAGATCGACTACGCTAGGAATGACTGACCCCATGTCTTTTAATACGGTAGGCTTGACGGTCTCGGTTTGGAAGTTTTCGACTTCATCTGGCGAGTAGAACCCCGTAACAGATCCAGGGAAAACTGATCTAACCCCCTCTGAAATACAACGGCTTCTGAGCATCGCTCTGGGAAACTTTTGCCATCCGCTTCCTGGTTTAACAAGACCAATTTTGGTAGCTTGTCCAATGGTCCATGTAACCGCAAGGTTACCCCCGACGGGGTGTGAAAAAACTCCTGTAACTGATTCATCTGTGTAGTCCTTCCATTCGACTTTGCCACCTGCATTTTGGAAACGGGCAAGCATCGCATCAGCTTTTAATGCTGGTCTGCCTTGGATTATGTGAAAGTCACGAGCTGCAGTTGCAGGATGTAAACCTTCCGCTTGTGCTACCGCCATTAGTGCTAAAACACTATTGGTGTCCTTCATACCAAACAGACCAGACTTAGCTATTGCTTGTGCCATCTGCTCCATCTCGTTAAAACTAACGATATTGCTCATGTAAATTTCTCCGCTAAAGTTAGGATTGTGTCGATGACTGAGGATGCAGCCATTACATATATTGCAAGGTCAATGTTGTTCATTTATTTCACCAAAAATCTTCTGCTACCCATTGTTTCTACTACGAACTGATCGTAAATATCGGGCATGGCACTCTGAAACAGTGATGCTGAGAACTTCTTAGAGCTTTTAGAGGACTTCCAAGAAACTAATGTCTGTCCATCCACTGTTCTAATCTCTTGGCACTCTCCCATAAGATTTCGGACAGCCACTTCAATCTGCTCCTCAGTAGCTTCAAGGTGTTTAATCTGATTCTTGACATCCCGTAACTGAGCGATAGCCAACTCAACTTGCTGTGTAGCCGTAACCACCGCAGTAGAGGATGACGGGTAAATAATCTTAGTTTGCTCAATGG